TGCGGCTGATCAAGGAACTGCTGCAGGCCGGTGCCGTCCGTTGTCGGATCTGTGGACATGAGCGCCATCATGAAGCGGTCAGAGACGCCGCCGACAACCTCGAGAACGTGCCCGCCTGTCAGCGTCTGCAGCCATGCGAACTCCGTGTCTGGGATCCTGATGATCTCGAACTGCATGGCGTTGATCTCTGCCTCTGAGTGTCCCGCCTGCCCGAACCAAAACTTGAAAGTCTCCTGCTGTGTTTCTGTGAACGCCGACAGCCGCCAATATCTCCGCGCCGTTGCCGGCGTTTGCGCCGGCGCAACTGGGATAGAGATGGCCTCTTCGCCTGCCTTATAAAAGCGCTGAGGCATGCAGTTAAAGACAATGTCGAACTTGCCGGAGTCGTCTGCCGCCACCATATCCGGGGCCGTGTCCGCATCGATGCGGCCCAGCCGATAGAATTCCGGATGTCTCGAGTCTTCAAGTCTGCAGTATCCGCGCTGAGACGTAAGCCATGACATAAGGTCGGCGTACCGCTCCCGGAAGTGATTCGGAATGAAACACGGATAGGTAACCTGTACATTCTGCCAGCGGCCGTTATCGACAACGATGTCGCCGTTCCTGCCCGGGACGCTCAGATACTCCACATCACGCTCCGGCCTGCGATAGAGATCGTCGCCGGAGCACCAAACACCAAAATCAGACGATTTCCGTCCATTGAAAACAAAATAGAGTGACTGGTCGTTGATCATGCGCCTGCCCTCCTTACCTGTTGATAGATGCGCGCCGCCACCCGGTCGGCCAGTACGTTGACGTCCTGCCCTTTGGCTCCGTTGACGGTCATGTTAACATTGACCACCGTTGAGCCGGCGAACTGTTTGAGCTTGTCCAGTCCGAGGATGACCTCCTTGCCGGCCTCGCCGCCGACCATGGCCCTGCCGCCGTTCATGCCGAACACTGTCGGACCATCTAAGAGATAGGCGTCCTTCATGGCTTTAGCATAAAATTCAAAGCCTGTCGGATATGTAAAGGTCTTGCCGAAGATGGTCTTCGAACCTGTGGTCAGCCGGATGTGCGGCAGATGCGGAAGCTGGATCTCCGGGATCTTTAAGCTCAGACCGCTGAAGAAGCCCCTGATCTTATCGACCATGCCGCTGATCGAGCTCTTGGCAGACTCCAGCTTGCCGGTGATGCCGCTGCGGAGTCCCTCGAACGCTGACACCGCCGAGGTCTTGGCCGCCTGGAACTTGCTCGTTACTGTGTTGTAGATCGAGCTGGCCGCAGAGCTGACCGTGCTCTTGATGCTGTTCCAGTTGGTGCTGACTGTTGTCTTCAGATCGCCGGCAGCCTTTCCGACCTTCTCACCGACGCCCTGCCAGTAGTTGATGACGTTGTCCTTGAGTTCAGCGCAGGCAGAGACGATTTTGTCCCAGTTTCCGATGAGCAGAGCGCCGACAGCGATCAGGCCGCCGATCACGCCAACGATGACAGCGACCGGGGCGCCGATGGCCGCGATGGCCGCGCCTAAAATCGGCGCGAAGATGATCAAAGAGCCGATGCCCGTCAGGATTGAGCCGATCAGTCCGAGGATCGGGCCGACAACCGCGACGATGAGTCCTATCTTAATGATCAGGTCCTGCGTCTCAGGATCCAGCCCCTGGAACCATTCAGAAAACTGCTTGACGTACTCCGTGACCTTCTCGATGATCGGCCCTAGGGTGGTAGCCAGCGCCCCGCCCAGCACAATGGCGTCGTTCTTCAGCTGATTAATGCTCTTACCAAGCTTCGAGCTTGTGGTCTCTTCGAGCCCGTCGAAAGCCGTCTGTGTAGTTCCCGCTGCGCCTTCCATAGATGACATGGCGCCCTTGAAATCCTCGGAATGCTGCATGATGACAGCCGCTGCCTTCGATGCTTCCTGCGAGCCGAACATATCAGCCACTGAGCTGCCGGTCTCTTCCGACTCTTCCTGCAGCACGCCCATCACATCCGACAGGTCCCAGCCATCCTCCATGAGTTCTGAAAAGCTCTTGCCGGTCCGCTTCCTGACGATCTCGGAAACCGTCGTGCCGCTCTTGCCAAGCTCGTTGAGCATGCCGTTCAGGTACGTGGTCGACTCTGCCGTGCCTATGCCGTTTTTGGTCAGTGTCACGTAGGCGGAAGAGATGTTGTCGAGATCTGTGTTGAACATGGCGGCCGTCGGGATAACCTTGCCGATGCTTGCGCCCAGCTGGCCAACTGTCGTTTTACCTAAGTTCTGCGTGGTGATCAGCTTGTCGGATACGTCAATCGCCTCTTCCGAGCTGAGGCCGTACGCATTGAGCGCCGTGGTCAGCACGTCCGTTGCTGTGGCAGAATCCGTAAAGCCTGCCTTTGCCAGCATGTTGGCCGTCTCGACAAAACCGACAGCCTTGTCTGTATCCTGACCAGCAGACATAGCGCCATAGACCGCCTCTGCGATATCAGCCGCCGCAACGCCGGAGCGGTTGGACAGCTCCATAATCTGACCTTCGAGCTCATCAAGCGGCACCTGCGTCTCATCTGCGATCGTGCCGACCTTGGCGATAGAATCCTCGAAAGATGCATAGCTTTTGAAACTGTAGCCGCCGAGGGCCGCGAGGGGCAGGGTGACGTAAGTCGTCAGCTTCTTGCCGACATCCTGACAGATGCCGCCGATGGCCTGCAGCTTCTCGCCCACGATCTTGGCCTGCTGTGCGCCGACGCTTCCGAAGTCTTCGGCCTGCTTCTTCAGGTCTTTCAGGTCGGCCTCCGTGGCCGCGATCTCTCGCTGAAGTGCATCATACTTATCCTGACCGATATCCTCCGGGGTGACGTTCTCTGCCGCCTTGCGCAGCTGTTTGAGGCGCTCGCTCGTGTCGTCTACGGCCTTCTTAAGTGCCTTCTGCTTTTGCGTGAGCAGCTCGGTGTTGGACGGGTCAAGCTTCAGGAGCTTGTTGACGTCTTTGAGCGCCGACTTGGTCGTGCTTAATTGCTTGTCTACGCCCTTCAGAGAGTTGACCAGCTTGTCGGTCTTGCCCTCTATCTCGATAGTGATGCCCTTAATTCTGCCTGCCGCCATGGCCCTCACCTCCTTTTAAAACTTATCAAAATCCGCTTGTGTCGCCACATAGTCATAAGTCTCTGCATCGTTGCTGCTCTCTACCATCATGTCGGTCAGCGTGCCGACATCAAGCAGGGCCATGTCCGCGATGGATATGCCCATTTGAGCGCAGCGGAGCAGGAAGACTGCGAGATTTAGGCGTCTTTCTGTTGGTCGCTGTTTTTTTTAGCGGTCGAAGTGCTGATCGTTGTCCCCAGGTACAACTGGAGGACGTCCTGAGCCGCCAGCGTAATGTCGAGCGGGCCGAACTGCGTCAGCCAGTCGACCATGTCAGCCTCTGAGAGCTTGATGCTGGCCGGATGCGGCTCTTCTGCTTGCTTGGCCATGACATAGGCCAGCTTGTTGGCCATGTCGGCGTTGTCGCCCTCGTCGCCGGGATTGGCAAAATAGGAAATCAGGTCGCCGCCGAAAGCGAGCTTGTATAGATACGGGGTCGCGCCGTCTGCCCTCATGGCTACGTCCTTGTCCCCGATTTTAATCGTCTTAATCATTCAGAACTCCTTAAACAGCAAAAGGCCCCCGACAGTGCGGAGGCCGTATTGGTTTGGTTAGACTGTCGGCACCACAACAGCGTTGTAGAAATCCGCATAGGAAGCGTCGCCGGTAGAGCATTTAGCCTTGACGATGTTGTCCTGCGGTCTTGCGCTTGCTGTGATGTCCATGGACTCGGTCTGCGGCTCGATGCCACCTGTCGGGGTGGTCTCAGAGGATACAGACGGGCGGGTCGCCTTCACATTGTAAAAGACGTGACGGGTCGCGTTCACGTCGTTTTCAAACTGGAAGAGCAGAGCAAAAGCCTTCGGCTTCGCGTCGGCCTTCTCATACTGCAGGCCGCTCGTTGCGTCCTTAATCTCGCCCATGACATCCTTGAGGAAGGAGTCCGGAACGAGGGCCACCTCGAGCGTGCCGGTATAACCATTATTTGATACGCTTGTCCAGTAGTCGATGTTATCGGCTCTGAACGGCGTTGTCTCGCCCTCCTGATCGAGGGAGAGACTGACGGCGCCGGGGATAGCTACGGGCGTGCTGTAGGTGCCCGCTTCGTCGTCAAGCACTGCGTAATAGACCTGAGACAGGCCATATTTAACCTTAGCCACTGATTAACACCTCCGTGGTATATGTCTGCATGTACATCTGATCGTCGCTAAGATAGCCGCCCTCAGCGGTATACGGGAGCCCGGCGCCATTGAGTGCAAGCTCAACCTTGCGCTCCGACTCGAAGTCCTTGTTGTCCGTGTAGAGCTCAATCTGTAACTGGCGAATACGGATGTAATTGGTATTGTCGGCAGAAAAATCGTCACTGCCGGGATAAATAAAACAAATAAAAGGCGGCCTGCGCTCCTCATCGTCCGACAGGTCGAAATGATCGTAGGCGTAGGGCAGGCCGATGCTCTTGATGAGTTTTGAAACATCTTGGTATGTCATTTTAAGGCCATCCTTATCTGTTTCTCGAAATCGCGGGCTATCTGCTCCTCGACCTTGGCGATGTGCGGGTGCGCCGGTGTGCGCGGGTATGTCCTGCCTGTCCCGTTGCGGGTGACGTGCCCGTGTTCGAGCAGGTGAGCGAGGCCGGGCGCCTTCCCATCATAGACCACCGCAGAGGCGTCTAAGCGCTTGACCTCAGCCTTGAAAGTCCATCCCGCCGCATACTTGCCGGAGAGCCTCGGGGACACCTTGCGGAGCGTCTTGGCGCCTGCCCTTGCGACCTTCCGGACGCACTCGGCGCTTGTGCGCTCCACTTCGTCGGCGTACTCTTCGAGGATTTTCGCCAGCTCTGCCGCCAGTTGCTCGCCCGGGTCCCTAGCCATGGATACCGCCTTTCCGCTCGCAGTAGAGCTCGACGGTGCCGTTGTTGGGCCGATAGGTGCGATAGACGGCATATGGCAGGCCGTTGCGCATGAGGATGGTCTCGCCGTGGTAGTCCAATTCTGAAACGGTGAAACGAAACTCAGGATTTAACCCGGAGCGGCCACCCTCAAACAGCTCTGCCGCCGTGATCGAGTCGTAGTAACCGTAGACCATGACGGTCGTCTCTTCCTTGTGCCGGACGCCGTACTCGTCCTGTCTGTAAGTCAGAGAGACAAGCTCGGCAGAGTCAGGAATCCTCATTAGAAGCCACCGCCTTTCTGAGCTCATCGACCTGAAGGCGGTAGTCCGCCATGTTGACCCGAATGTCGTCCGGATCGATGCCGAAGCGAGAGCGGGCGAAGGACCGCACGCAGCCAAGGACCGAGTAGTTGGTCTCGTCCTGAGCGATGAGCGGGTCCACGCCCTTATTGATCATATCGGCCCGGCACTCCTCGATGATGTCGGTGATCTCCTGTATCACGTTTGGATCCACGGAGACAGTCCGAACTGCAAATTTAATCTTTGAAAGATATTCACTGCTTACGCTCATGCCGGGCCTCCTTCACTCATCTGCCATTATTCTGCAGCCTGCTTGATGACCTGCATGCCGTTCTTGGCTACCAGATCAGCGTTTGCTGTCTGGGTGCCCTTGATGCCGATCATGTTGCGTTTGAAGTAGTCGCCGCCCTCGTCGGTCTCTACGGCATAGTTGCCCCACATGGGCATGTCGATCGTGCCGGGCTGGCCGTACAGCTGGGTGCCGTCGCTCAGGCCGTCAAGGATCCTGAAGGAGACAGCCATGCCGCCCTCCTTGATGGTGCCGGTGGTGTTGGATTCATCAGAGAAAGTGATCTCATACAGAGCCTTCTTCTCATTAGTGCCACGGACCTTGCCGAGAGTAGCCAGGTCAGCCTGGGAGATATAGAGCTTGCAAGCGCCCTTGCCCTTGATCGGACGGAAGCCCAGGACAGTGTCGCGCAGGAAGTTCTGATCCAGCGCTCTGGAGAAGATAGCCTGCTTGAGGCTAGAAGCCTGCACGGCAGTAAGGATCTTTGCAGACGCGAAATCACGCAGTGCGGAAACTGCGGAGTCTTCGATTGCCCCCTGATAATCCAGCGGGGACTGCTTCTTGACCTGCTTGCTGATCTCGTCCAGGATGCCCCATTCTGCAGGATTGATGTCGACATAGTTGTAAGTGGATGCAGTGCCGGCAACTGCCTGACCTTCAGTGACTGCCGCAGCGGTAGCGCCGGTGGCCTGATAGGCCGCTCTCCATGTGCCCACGCCATTCAGAACGAAAGCGTGGACATCATCCACGATATCAGAAGCGGATGCGGCCAGACCATTGATGCCGCCGACCTGTGTGGGTTTTGCAATATGGCCGGTAGACAGGAGCTGTCTGGTCTCCATGACCATCCTGCCGGTCCTCATAAACTCATCTGCCTTGCCGGAATCCTCCGGAGCATTGACCGGAGTGCTGTTTTTAACTTCAAGTGCCATCTTAGCGCGCACCTCCATCTCTTCCTTGTTGAGGCTCTCGGCCTCGGTCGCAATTTCTGCGAGCCTTGTTTCTGTAGCTTCTGCAGATTCTGCCTCTTTGGTCAGCTCTGCCCTCTTAGCCTCGATCTCTTTGAGGCGTTCCATACCTTTGGTCATGATTAAACCTCCTTAGGCTTGTACTTGTTAAGGACTGCAAGAGCCTTGCTCCTTGCCTCCTCAGTTGCTACGCCTCTAAGTCTCTCCGCTTCGAGCTCTGCGATCACTCCCTCGCTCCAGCTCCGGGCGCTGATTTCTGTGCCATCATTGGCCGGAAGGCTTACCGCCGACACATCGTACAGCTTGCGCACCTTGGTGATCGTCCTGAGGACGGTCGTCACGCCGTTGTCGTGGTCATTGGTAATTTCCCTCTTGTCTTCGGCAACTGTAAAACCGAATGACATTTTATTGGTATAGCCGCCCTTGATCTCCTCAAAGAGCTGCTTGCCTATCTCTGTACCGCCGAGATATGCTTCCGTGTGCAGTCCGTGATCATCCGGATCCACGGAAAGCGTCTCGTTGCTTAAACGTGCGAACACTCTGCCCTGGTGGTCATACTGCATGATGACGTCGGACATATCGCACTCGTCGAAGGCGTGCGGGTCGACCTGCTCGTTGACGATGTAGTCGTCCCACCTGAAGAGCTCATACGGCTCGCTGAAGGTGCAGGCGTAGCCATCGACCTTGTAGTCTTCTTCATCGGCCTCGCTGGCCTTGACCCTGATCTCCATGCGGCGATACTCTCTGCCGCCTGCGATCTTTTCCATGATTCTATCTAACTTATTCTGTTCCATCTTGCGCACCTCCTGCGTCTTCGGAATCCTGCCCGACCTGATACTTGCTCATGTCGGTCGATTTGATGTAGTTCAAGGATACATAAGAGACGTCGCCGTCTTCCGTCGGCGGATAGCCCAAGAGCTCGAGATACTGGTTCTTGGTGAGCAGGCCGACCTCTTTTGTGCTGTTGATGATGTTGAGCTTGGTAGCCCACGACGCGCCGGTGGTGGCCGCGCTGGTCACAATGATGGCATTCCCGAAGTCCTGCTCGCGTCGTGTGAAGAGCGCGCGGGTGAAAGCCTCACCCATCTCCTCCCAGAACGGCTCGACGATGGCGTCGAAGTAGTTCATCATCGTCTGCTCAGAGGCGGTATTGCTGACCACTTCCTCGGGCGTCCTCCAAAACGTATAGACCCGCTTTTCGAGCTCTTTCATCTGCGCGGCATTGGCCGCCCAGGTTGAGACGTTCAGCGGCGTGTATGACTCGGTGACATCCAGCGCCACAACGCCGTCAGAGTTGCGGATTCGGTCTGTAAAATCCTTCTGCGCCTGTTCTACGCTCTTGGTGGCCAGCATCGCGTTCTTCTGAGTAAAAAGGCCGTGGATTTTGTTCGAAACTTCCATGGCCTTGCGCAACGACTCATACATGCTCGACATGACCTCGAGCGACCCGTCAAGCGCCTCGTTACTCCTGCCCGCGTATGTAGCGCCGTCATACTTGCGCCGAAGGACGACAAGGTCTTCCATGTTAACAAGCTTATGGTCGCCTTCCGGCGTTCTGATCGCGACAGCGTAACCCGGACGGTCTACAAGCTCGCGGATCTCAAATTCGAGATACACAAGCGGCCAGATCTCGACCGGACGCATACGCTCATCCCAGCGAATCCACGCGAAGGCCGTGTTAGTCACCTGCGCCTGCCATGCCATCGCATACTTGAAGTCCTGCGACGTCATAAGCGGATTTGGCCGGGCGAACAGCTTGGTGTAGTCGCTGGTGCGCTTGATCTGCTTGATCCTGCCGGCCTCATCCTTCTGCACATGCACCACCTGCCCGCGGGCAATATGCGTGGCGTTGGTATCGAGGATGGCCACGCAGGTGGCGTCTTTGACCGCGTCCGTGTTAACATGGACGGAGCGGTTGCCGTATCCAAGGATGTACGCCGTGCGGGCCCGGATGCCTTGAATGAAATTTGATAAAAAGCCCATTTAAATCACCTCAAAAACGGGACGAACTCCTCGGAATGGTTTTGCAATCCCGTCCATGCGTTGAGCAGGCTGACCATGCCGTCAATCCTGCGGTTGCTTGCCGATTTGACCGGCTGTATGCTTTCAATCCCCCGCTCATTCAGCGATTTAACTGCCGTATTGAGCAGGCACCATCTGAGCATGGGGTTATTTTGATAGATTACCTTTCGTTCCTCGAAAGCGCCCTTCAGCTGTTTCATTGGATAAGTCCACGTAAAAGGCCCCTGCCGGATCTTCTCCATGATGAAACCTGTTTCTGTCATCTGCGGCGCCCAGTAACCGGACAGGGCCGCGTCGTAGCAGATCCACAGCGGGCGGATATCGTGCACCTTGACCATGTCGACAAACCATTGAGTTACGGCATTGTAGTCCACGGTAGCGCCTTCGCAGATCGTCAGCCAGCCCTGCTCTGCCCACAACCTGTAGGGCGCCTCTCGGTCCGTCCTGTGCTTCTCATCCGCCGGGTTGAGCTTTGATTCAGGAATGAAATACTTTTGAAGGACGTAATAGCGGTCGTCGTCCGGTTTCATGATGAGTAGGGTGGCGCAGGTAAGGTCTGTCGTGGCAGAAAGGTCACAGCCGCCGATGGCATAGCTATGCTCGAGCTTTTCTATCGGCACGACTTCCGTGTTGACGGCCTCAGCGTAAGTCAGCCAGCCCTCGTTAGTGTTTTCGGGGATGTTAAAGTCTTTTGTAAGAACCGTCGGCAGGAATTTGGGGTCGCGCTTGGCACGCTCGACGTGTTCCGTCAGCGTCTGCAGACTTTTGATCTTGCCGAGGCCCGGGTTGGCTTTCTCCCAACAAGCCGGGTCTGTCCATTCGTCGCGGCTGTCCAGCTCATAGAGTAACGGCAGGAGGCGGTAATCGTGGTAGCCATCTTCCCAAAGCGCGACATGCGAAGCATATTCGTAGCGCGCATCGAAGAAGCCTTCGCGCAAAAAGCCGTTGGTTGTTATCATCCAATAGAGCGGCTGCTCTCGCTCTGCCTGAGACTGCACGAGGACATCGTAGAGCTTCGAGTCCTTCTGCGCGTGAACTTCGTCCTGGCAGACAAAAGAAGCATTCAGGCCGTCGAGGTTATCCGTCTTAGCCGCCAGCTTCTTAATCTTTCCGAAGTTCATTTCGCAGTAGATATCGGTCTGCCGCTTCTTCTCAAGACTCCGGAGCGCCGGGGACTGCAGGCGCATATTGGCCGCCTCAGAAAAAACCTGGTCAGCCTGATCCCGGCTGTTGGCGGCGCAGTAGATCTCGGGGCCATTCTCGCCGTCATTCAGGAGCATGTCATGCAGGACGGAGGATGTCTCGGTCGACTTCCCGCACTTTCTGCCCCTGAGGTCGAAAACCTCACGGAAGCGCCGGAAGCCCGTGGCCTTCTCGCGCCAGCCAAAGACCAGCTGCATCTTGGCCAGCTGGAAGAGCTCGAAGCGGATGAGCTGCTTGCCCGCCTTGCCCTTCGATTGTCTGCAGAATCTCT